GAGAGGATGGAGAACTCGACCCGGATGAGCTCGCCGCAGCCACCGGCAAGGAAGTCGCCGAGCGGCGGGAAGCCCCTGACGAGGGGGAGAAGTACGAGGTAATTGTTGACGGCAACCCGGTCGAGGTTTCGCTCGGCGAGGCGCTGAATGGCTATGTTCGCCAGGAGACGTTTCATCGGCGGATGACCGAGCTCAGTAATTTCCGCAATGCCCTTGAGGAGGACTCGCGCCGGCAGCAGGCGAACTGGGGCCTCCTGATGAATGCGAAGGCGGCCTACGAGGCCGATGTTGCGACCATGTTGCCGCAAGAGCCGGACTGGGACCGCGCGTTCCTCGAAAATCCAGTTGAGGCGCACAAGAACCAGAAGATCTTCCAGGCGCTGTACGCCAAGCTTAACCAGTCACGCGCCGAGCGGGCGCAGATGGAGGCGATTAAGGCCGACGAGGCTGATCGACAGCTGAAAAAATATGCGGTAGATGGGTTTTCACGCTTCGTTTTCGACAGCAAAATCCCAGACGAGGCGGCGCTGAAGAAAGAAATCCAGTCGATGCGCAAAACTGCGTTCGCGGCTGGATTTAGCGAGCAAGAAGTCGCCACGGTCTATGACCCCAGGATGCTTTCTATCCTGCGAAAGGCGAGCAAGTACGACCGGATGATGGCGGCGGCAAAACCACAGGCTGTCGTCCCGGGCAAAGGTCGAACATTAACTCCCGGCGCGGCTACACCCTTAGGGAATGCGCCCCGGAAAGGGCTCGACGAAGCAAGTCGCCGGTTGGCGAACAGCGGCCGTCTTGATGACGCCGTGGATGTGTTTCGACGATTGCTCTAACCCGGGAGATCCCCAGTGCCTGTCGTAACCAATGCCTTCACGACCTATCAAGCGGTCGGGAACCGAGAAGACCTGTCAAATGTGATCTACAATATCGACCCGTTCGACACGCCGGTCATGTCGGCGGTGCGGCGGCGCAACGTCAAGAACCGGCTGTTTGACTGGCAGACCGAGTATCTGCCGACGGTGGCCAACCCTATCATCACCGCCACCGGCGCGATCGACACGGCCAACGCCAATGCGCAGCTCGAAGGCTTCGCGCTCGCCCCCCATGCCGCCCAGCCGACGATCCGCCTGAATAACATCACGCAGATTTCCGAGCGTGATGCGACGATCGCCGGCTCGCAGGAAGAGGCCGACGCTGCCGGCAAAGGGTCCGAAATGGCCCACCAGATGGCGATGGCGTCGAAAGTCCTGAAGTCGGACATGGAAACCGCGATGTGCTCGCGCCAGGCGCGTTCGCTCGACACGTCCGGAAACTACACCACCACGCCGAGAACGACCGAAGGCATCTCTCACTGGCTTGGCCGCCAGCCTCTTCCGCCCCGACTGGGCGGCGGCGTCGGCGGCTGTATCGCGCCAGGCACCGCGGCCGCTCAAACCACCGGCGCGGCACCGCTGGTTCTTTCGACGGACCTGTTCATCGCGCCGGCCATCGTCTCCGTCACCGAGGCGATGCTGGGCGATGGGATGCAGAAGGCTTACTCTAACGGCGCGTCGCCGACGCTTTGGGTTGTAGCCCCCGGTCCCAAGCGCACGGTGTCGACGTTCGTTGGTCGGTCGACCACCCAAGTTTTGGTGGGCAAGACCGAGGTCGTCAGCACCGTTGACGTGCTGGCGACCGACTTTGGCAGGGTCAAGTGCATCCCGAGCCGCTGGGTGCCGGCCGACGTCGGGCTCTTGATCGATCCCGATTATATCGCGGTGTCCTTCTTCAGGAGCTTCCGTCAGTACCTGATGGCGCGCACCGGCGACGCCGAGGTTCGCATGATCGTGGTCGAGTGGGGCGTAGAGATGCGCAACGCGCTCGCTCACATCCTGTTCAACGGCATCCAGAAGTAATGGGCGAAGCTCGCCGCCGCTACGACGCCCGAAATGGCGTCCAGCGGACCCTGATCACCGACGACGCGACGCCTGGGGTGTTTCATGTAAAACACTCCCAGGACGTCGAGCCGATTCTCGACAGCATTGCGCGCGATCGCGAGATCATGCGCAATGACGGCGACTTCAAGCTCACCCATCGAATTCCGACGGTCATCTACGAGCAGCTGCAGCGCCAGGGCATCGCGGATGACCCGGACCTATTCAAGGCCTGGCTCAACTCGAGCGAGGCCAATCCTTGGCGGATCCGGAAGGGAACGCTGTGATGGCGAAAAGCATGGGAAAAGGCGGCGGTCAGCTGAGGACCGGGCGCACTTATGCCGGTCCTCCTTCAAAGAGCGACACGCGCGAGCCGATGCGGAGCAAGTCCGGATCCGGGGCGCCGACGAAGACGAAGCTGTTTTCTGCTCCGGGCACAGCCGGCAGCTCGCCGCGCGGATTTCCGTCCGCAACGCCGCGACATCCACGATAGGGAGGCCCTGATGGCCAAAAGCATGGGCAAGGGAAGCTTGCGGGGTCCGTTGACGCCGCCGCTGCAAAGGCAGGGGGGCCAAGGCGTCAAGCCTCGGCCGGCTGACCGCATCATAACCGATACGTCGATAGGGCCTCGCCGGCCTTCGGGCGGCGCGCCCCGCGGGTTTCCGAGCGCGACGCCGCGCCCAGGGAGGTGACAATGGCCAAAAGCATGAGCGGCAGGGTCAAGACGACCGGCTCGTTTCACGGCAAGAGCAACGCCCTCGGCCACGGCGGGCGGGCCGCGCAACTGAAGGCGCAGGGCGTTCCGGGCGGCGTGATCGGCGAGCTCGCGCGCAAGGCGCAAGCGGCGCCGGGACAGAAGAACTATCACGGGGGCAAGCGCGGTAAATGACCCAGCTCGGCCTTGAGACGATCGGCGCGCTGAAGACTTCTCCGCTTTTGCTTGTCGTCGTCGTGCTCAACGCCGGGATGATCTTCGCCCTTTTGTACGTCGCTAACGTGCAGAGGGACGAACGGCAGACGTTGACCAAGATGCTGATCGAAAATTGTCAGGGAGCGAAGCCATGAGCCTGCTCGGCATCGTCCTTGTCGTCCTTCTGATTTTGATCCTGCTCGGCGGGATCGGGCCGTCGATCTACCCCGGTAGCCCATGGCCGTACGGCTACGGCTATAGCCACGGTGGGGTCGGCATCATCGGCGTCATTTTGATCGTCATCCTCATCCTGGCGCTGATGGGGCGGGTATGACCGACTTCGCCGACTTTAAAGCTCAGATCGCTGAATGGGCCAATCGCGGCGATTGGTCCGACGTCCTGGTGACGTCGTTTATCCGCATGGCGGAGCAAAAGCTGAACGCCGAGCTGCGCGTCGACCGGATGATCAAGACGGCGCAGAACACGGTCACCTGCCGCTGCTCGACCTTGCCCGACGATTGGTTGCAGATGGACTTCGTCTCGATCGCCAATCCGAACGCCGCCAACGGCTGGCTTCCGCTGCGCTATCGGGCGCGCGATCAGTTCTTCAACACCGTCGATAACTGGACTTATGGTTTTTACACGCTCGAGGGGCGCGTCCTCACCTTTGGCGGAACCCCGGACACGACCGAGGGCATCGCCTATCAGATCTCCTACTACGGCGAAGTGCCGGTGTTTTCCGACACCATCCCGAGTTGGATCTACACGAAATATCCGTCTCTTTATCTCAGCGCCGCGATGATGCACGCCGATTTGCATGCGGTCGGCGAGGAGGACAAGGCCGCGGGGGCGAAGCAGCTGACCGAGGACACGATCAATAAATTGAATGCGCTGCACTTGCTGGCGAAGGCGAGCGGTTCGCGCGTCACGCGCACCCGGGGCAGGAGCTTTGGTTGATGACCAGCTGGTCCCCCATCGGCGTAGCGGGGAGCGATTGGGTTCCGGTTGGCCCGTGCGCGCCGCCGCCGGTTCCTCCGTCTCCTCCGGTATTTCCGGTTGCGACCAGCTTATATTATACAGCGACCGCCGGGCAAACGGCGTTCCCCCTCCAGACGCCGGATGAATTCGGGAATGTGGCGACGATTGGCGACGAGGCGCTGTTCGTTTACCGCAGCGGCAACCGGCTGGTTTATTTCGACGGCTACACCGTCGATGCGCCGGGGAACACGGTCACCCTGAGATATCCGGCCGGGGCCGGCGAGCCGATCGTTTTCGACGTGGTCAGCTCGACCTCGACCGGGCCAGCCGGTCCAGGCGGTGGCATGCTCATCGCGATGGATGCTCTCCCGATCTCCATCCTGAACACGATCCCGCCGCTCTCGTTTGCCCCTGACAACGTCGTGCTGATGCTGACGATCAACGGGACGACCTTCTTCGCTGTGGGTTCGCAGGCCGCCTTTACGGTTAGCGGCAACACTCTGACCTGGACCAGCACGTTGTTCTCGATCCCGGTGGGGGCGGCGGTCATCGCTGTGTATTCTCATGCTTAAGCGATGGCTGGCGGCGCTTGGACTTAGCCTGCTCGCAGGGGCGGCGGTTGCGCAAACGCCTTCGCCGGGGCAGCTCGGCCTTGTCATCGCCACGCCCAACGTCGTCCAGGTGCTCGACAGCTCAAAGCATTGGTCGTCGATCGGCACCATCGACGCGACGACCCACTTGTTCACGCCGACCAATGCGTTCCCCGAAGCACCTAATGACGCCACGCTCTACGGCCGCAAGAGCCTGGCCTGGAGCCACATAACCCACAACGACATCACCGACTGGGCGGCGAGCGTCCCGCCTCCTACGCCCCCCGGCGGATCGTCCGGACAGGTTCAATTCAACTCAGGCGGTAGCGCGTTCGGCGGCTTCACGGCGAGCGGCGACGCCACGATCAATACCGCGACCGGCGCGGTTTCGGTCACCAAGACCGGCGGGACGGCGTTCGGGGCCCTGGCTACGCTTACGCCAGGCGCCGGGGTCGCGACTGCCCTAGGGGCGGCGACGAATGCGAATGGCGGCGTCGCGCTTGCCAACACCGGGCTTACGAACGGTAATTTAACCAAGTGGTCC